CAAGGCCTAGCAGTCCTATCCCAAGGATCACCGACACTAGAATGTCGGGCCGATGAGCATCGCAAGCCCTACCACGGGTGCCGATGGACGAGAAATTGGGAAGCAGTTGCAAGCAGTGGGAGGTTGACAGCCCGCCCAAAAGGCGCTATAATATACACATACACTAGCAACTAAGGAGCGAACTATGTTTACACTAGAATCCCGCAACAACTATGATCAACGCCACGGTGGCCCTTTTGATCGCGGCTCAGCAGACAGCTACTACGGTCGTGGCCGTGACCCACACTACTACCTAGGTGGCACAGGCACTTCAGAGCGTGTTACTGATCTTACCCCAGCAGAAGTACAGGCCTACCTAGCAGGCTATCAGTACAACGAACAGTTTGGCGATAAGAAAAACTGGGACTAATGGTTGACGCTCTAGCCCAAACCCTGTATAATAGACACATCAACAGCAACAAGGAGCAGACTATGGGATACAAGGTTTTGGGCCGTACAGAAGACATCATGCAAGGCTACGGTCCCCGCAAGGGACTAGAAGGACCCTACGTGTTCAACGGTCGTGTTCTGTACTATGATCCCAAAGAAGGTAAGTACTGGGATCCCCGTACAGACTTTTATGTACCCTACGACGAATGGTTTCGGTTGACGGGTTTGATTTAATTTAGTACAATAAAGACATAGCAACAAAGGAGCGAAACATGTATAACTGGGATGACCTTATCCGCCCGATGGACTTGCAAGACGCCGTTAACTTCTTGGGAGCCAGCCGCAAACAGTACAACAAGAACACAGGTGAAGGACTCAGCTTCCAAGAGACCTTTGACATGATTGACGAGTGCTCTTGTAATGTGGGCACCAACAAGGACTTTGCCATGATGAAGTCCATCAAAGGCTACATTGAAGAACAGCTAGCCCTGCGTGAAGCAGAGCTGTGGAAGCAACTGTCTAAGCAGGTTGAAGTCAAGACTGTCAACAAGATGCTCAAAGACGACATGTTGTTTGAGGACAGTGACGACTACCAGATGACCGATGAAGAAGCCGCAGAGTACTACGGTGACGAGTTTAACGCAGACGAGTACTATTAAGTGGTTGACAGGTTCACAGTAGCCTGCTATAATATACACATACACTAGCAACTAAGGAGCGAACCAAATGGCTAAGTTACACATCTACACACAGGACCAAGAGAACTACGGTGCCCATGATTGGGACGGCACAGGTGCTTGCCCGCAGTACTGGAAGTTCAAAGGTGGTGAGGACTTCTTTGTGCCCAAGTTCAAGGGCGGCGATGTAGAAGCCTCTATGGCTGTAATGGCCCTGCGTGATCAGATTGAAGAGAACAACGACTACTTCCGCCGCCAGATCGTTGGCTGGGCCATTGTGGCTAACAACTTCATGACTGACTTTGAGCAGAGCCAGTTGGACTACGAGGGCAAGATCACTTACCCTGCTAAGACCTTGGAGTGGGCATGAACCAGTACACTGTGGTCTTTGATCTGTTTACCTATGAAGGTACAGCACGTATAACCGAAAGCACTAACCAAAACCTAGTGACACAGGTCCTGGCCACTAACCCCTATCAAGCAGAGCGTATGGTTGTAGCACAGTATGGCGGGGATGAACATGTTTGGGTTAAGACTGTCCATTTGTGATTGACAAGACCCTAGCGACACAGTATAATAGTACTTTAACACACAGAAGGAGCGACAATGGCAAAAGGTAAAGTAATGACTCTGCAGACTTTGGCTAAACAAACAGCTGAAACCAAGAGCCTTGAAACGGACAAGGACTATATCCGTGCTAAAGAAGCGGCTTTGGCCCAAGAGTCCGACGAAGAGATCATGACACGTTTGGCACAGCGTTTTGATATTCTAGAAGACATGACCCGTGCTGTTAAGCGGGGTGATGTACGTGCTATGATCGTTACGGGCCCTCCAGGTGTGGGCAAGAGCTTTGGTGTAGAGAAGGTACTGAGCAAGCATGATGTGTTTGCCACAGTAGCAGACGACAAGAAGCTGAAGAAGTACGAAGTGGTCAAGGGTGCGATGTCAGCTATTGGACTCTACAGCAAACTCTACGAGTTCTCAGACACTAAGAGTATTCTAGTGTTTGACGACTGTGATAGTGTGCTGATGGACGACCTGAGCCTTAACATTCTCAAGGCAGCATTGGACTCAGGTAAGAAGCGTATGATCCATTGGAATACGGACAGCCGCTTGTTGCGTAGTGAAGGTGTGCCCAACAGCTTCGAGTTCAAGGGCGGTGCTATCTTTATCAGTAACATCAAGTTCGATCACGTTAAGAGCAAGAAGCTTAGAGATCACTTGGAAGCATTGGAAAGCCGTTGCCACTACTTGGATCTAACTATTGATACAGAGCGTGAGAAGATACTCCGCATCCGTCAGGTAGTTAACGACTGTGGCATGCTGGATGACTATGAGCTAGAGGACTGGGCCAAGTTGGAAGTAGTGGACTTCATTGAAGCTAACAAACATCGCATGCGTGAGCTGAGCCTGCGTATGGTGCTTAAGGTAGCAGACATCCGTAAGAGCATGCCCGCTAACTGGAAAGCTGTAGTAGAAGTAACATGTATGCGTAACCGCTAAGGCTACGCTGTAGTGTACAGCAAGCAGCCGCTAAGAGCTGTGCTGTAGCAGTAGGATAGGCTAGTAGATTCGCTCCCGAACACCTGTCCATAAACACTGGCGCCAACAAGGCAACAGTGTTTACATCCTAGGAACCCATAAGCCCGATTCGCTCCCGGCAAGTTCCTAGGATTTTTTTTGGCTGAGGGGCTGAGAAATATCTTTTCGTTTGGTGGGGGTCGGGGCATATAAACACAAAACTGTTGTTTAAAAACTACAAGCGCAACGTCTTTTTTCTCCCTCTAAAAAAGTGGTGTATAGGTGTAAAATCACCACCATGAAATAAAAAGTACTGGTTTCTAAATTTTTACGCGGCTAATTTTTTAGCCTGCAGGACCCATTTCGGGTAAGTATTACTACTATGACAATCCTGCCTCTACTACACTATCCCGATCCACGCTTACGTACCATAGCCCAACCTGTAGTGCATTTTGACTCAGCACTAGACGATCTTGCACAACAGATGTTTCTAACCATGCGACACCATAATGGTATTGGTCTAGCCGCTACACAGGTCAATCAGCATCTACAGCTCATAGTGCTAGATGTACTAGAACCCTTGGTCTTGGTCAATGCCCGTATTGTTGATCAACGTGATCAGCAAACTCTAGAAGAAGGCTGTCTAAGTGTGCCCAATGTTTTTACTCCCATAGCACGCTCTTTGGCTATCACTGTAGACTATCAAGATCTCAAGGGCCTGGCACACTCGCTTACAGCCACGGGACTATTGGCACAGTGTATACAGCATGAGCTAGATCATTTGGCGGGTCGTGTGTTTATAGACGGTCTAAGCCAACTCAAACGCGATAGACTTATTGCACAGGCCAAAAAAAAGCACTGAGTTATCAGTGCTGGCTTGTTCGGGCATGTCCCGTATAGTAGTTCAACAGTGATCAACTACTGTGTCAGTTAGGTGGATTTTCCAAATGACACATTTGTTTGGTACGCTTGTACATATGATTAAACATACTAGCCCTCCTTCTGTTGTAATATTATTTACATCTTTATTTGATTCACTAGTGATAATAGGTAAATATTTAGGTATTTTTCTACACCATGCGTCAATACTACATACTTACTTTAGACCCCAGGGCCAGCGAAGTGTTTCAGTTTATACTGCATCACAAGCTCAAGTTGGATGTACACATCAATCGTACACGCTTTTGGGTTCCCGAAGGATCAGTCTTAACAGAGTTTATACTACGCTTTAGTGACTGTTGTCCCCCTGTAGATCCTGATCTTGATCTAGCCACAGGGCGACCCCTATGACCTACTTTCTAATATTTCCCGATGGTACTTGCGAACAGTTTTATATTCTGGCCTGTGCTAGGATTTATCAATCTGTGTGGGATGGGGAGTTGGTTGGTGTGGCGCTTTAGTTTTTGCGCCGCTGTGCGCTTCGCGCACTAGTTATAAAATCGCGCACCGCTTCGCGGCTTCTGACTATCTAGGGCGTCCAGGAAATGGGCGATCTTTTTGACCTGCTTGTGGCTTGGCTTTTTCCTGTGGTTTTTCAACGGGTTTAATCTGTGGTTTGTTTTTGGCCATGGCCATGACTTCTTGTGCAACATCTTTGTATACGGCGGGCACAGCATGTACACCGTCACTTAGCTGGCGACCATTGATGTCTATTATGGGCACATGAACTGCGCTCTTAATGGCCGCACGTACTGAGTCTTGATATTGACTGCCATACCATACAGCATCTTTATTACCGGGGTTGTAGCCCGGACCATTGGGAAACAGCATGAACACTACCAATCGTGGTGATCTAGCCTGTACTTGCTCCACTACTCCAGCCACGTCCTGTGCTATGTCACTGGGGTCACGGGCCTTACGACCGTTTTCCTTGGCCGCACGATAAGCATTGGCCGTGTCGTTGGCGCCTAGACTGACTACCACTACACTGCCCTGGGGTATTTGACCAATGCCTGCCAACATCTTTTGTACAAAGGGATGTGAACCTCTACTGGGTGCGCCACCTACTGCTAGGTTGTGCCAACCTGCTCCGCCCATTTGTGCTATGGCCACTGCGTGACTGTCACCTATGGTATAGTATCCTGGATCCTGTGCCTGTTCTGTTAGGCTGATGATTTCTGCTAGTTTCATGGTATATTTATTGTCAAGTCCAAGCCAATAGAAATAAGGTCTTGCTACGGGCACGTTTAAAAGCTATACAGGCATGCCAATAGTCATTGCTCTGTTGCTGTGCATAGGCCCATTCTGCCCAGTGGGGACCGCAGTATCTATTGAGCCAAAACTCCAACTCGGCCATGGCATCTACCCAATCCAACTGTTGATCCAACAAGCGTGGCCACGGTGCTACCGCTATGTGATCAAACGAGTGATATTCCGGCAAATAGAATATTCCAGTCATAAAGTATTTAACTTTAAAATGGTTAAATATACTACTATGAGACTTAGAGAACTGTTTTTTGAAAGCCCCGAGGGTAGCCGTGAAATCAACGAAATAGCCCAGGCCATTGTTGACTACTTTAGAGATAATAAGAATCTAGTACGTGCGGGCACGGAAGTAGATCTGGACAAGATACCCGGTTTAATGAGCAGGGTTAGTCCCGGGTCAACCGGCGAACAACTTGCGGCCACTACTCGTGTGGTCATAGTCAATACCAAAGGCATGGCTGCAGATGATCCCCGTAGAACTCCCGGTGGTTATGCCACTCCTAACGGTGTATTTGCCCCCGGGGATCATCAGGGTGTTAGTGCCACTAAAGAGCTACGTACCGTAGATCCAGCAACTGGCCGTAGCGGCCTAGGCGAACTATATGGTAAAGGCTACAAGCATCAGTTGGGACTCAGCGCCGAGTGGTTAACTGGGCAAAAAAGTACTGCTAAAATTTCAGGGCATACATTTGTACACGAACTACAGCATCTAAGTGACGGACTAAGATCTAACGGTGCGGCCTTTCAAGCCTATAGAAAAATTCAGTATAATGACCTAGCAACTCGACGTGCGGAAATAAACAAGAACTGGTCGGACGAAACACTAAAAGGCAATGTTGAAGCCAAGGCCAAATGGGAAGCTAGAGTTGCTCAGTTAGAAGCTGAGGCAGCAGAGTTCATTAAAACACTACCCGAGATCAATGCTCAACGAACAGCCGTGGGATTATCACCGGTAGGACCTGAAGATAACTGGGCCGCTATTCAGCTTGATGCTGTCAAAAAAGGTGGTTGGAAAGATAGTCTTTACGGCTATAGAGACCCCAATATGAAGTTGATGGATCCTATTACTGTAGAGCCCGAAAACTCTAAACGTCCTCCTAGGAAAGTTAAACCCAATCCTAATATGGCTACCGGTTGGGGCGACGCGCCTTATATGCGAAGTACTGAAGAAATCAATGCTCGTGTGGCAGTGGCCTTTGACCGAATCAACAAATGGATGACCACGGAAAAACCTTATATGGACATGTGGGACAGCCCCACCAAACCCTTGACCACTGCAGAACGTACTGCATTTAACTCTAGACTACGAGAAGTTGTTGACTGGGCATTTAAGATTGAACAAATTGATGATTATCTTAAACCTAAAACAACAACACCTCCACCGGGTGTTGATCCCAAAGACTGGTACAAGGGAGAACCTGCTACCAGTTTGGGCAATACTGTGGAACAAAGCAAAAAAGAACTAGAGCGTCTTAAGAATCGTGCAGTGGTCATGGCCAACGCTGAAATAGCCCTTGAACCAGCTAAAAGAATATTAACTTCTAGAGAAGCCAACTTTGGTGAGCGTGTGGCCTTGGCCTTGATGGGTCGAGGAGACCTTAATGTTGAAATAGCCAAACAGGTTATTCTACCAGGTTGGAAGGATGTTGCGGCACATGTGGCCCGTCAACCACTGCATGTTATAGCAGGTCGAGTAGTGGTACTTGCCGATAAAGAACTTGAACTGTTGATCATGAAGAAGATGCCCTATTATTTAAAAACAGGTCTTCTCAAGAGTATTCCGCTAGCAGGCTACGCTATATTGGCCTATCTAGTAGGTGAACGACTTGGCAAGGGAGATCCAACGGGTGCGGCCTTAGAGCTAGGTACAGGGCTAGCCATGGGATCTGGTTGGGGTGCTATTGTGGCTACTATTCCAGGTATTGCAGTTATCATGGCTCGTGATCTTTACGGTGAAACTTTTAAGAACCCCAACACTGATAAAATGGCCAAGTGGGAAGAAGACATGATATCCGATCCCCAAGGAACTAAAGAACGCATGTCTTATCTGTCTGACCTGATTGAAAAACAAATGAAAGAAGGCATTGAACAGGCCAAACAAAGTTATGAAGCAGGCAAACAATCTGCAGAGCTTGACCGTAAGACCAACATGCCCATTACTGGCCGACAGGGCGCACAAAATCAAAGAAACGTAGTGCGCAACTGGGACACGCCTGGTAATCCTGCACCCAGCGATAAAGAACGAAGACTTAATGTACCTGCTGGCGTATTAACACCTCCTAAAGGGTATGCACCAACGCCAAACACTACTCCCGGATTTAGCGCCTACTGATAAGTAGTGTATGTTTAAAAATATCGTAACCTTTATCAACGGAATAGAAATAAATCAAGAGCCCGGAGTAATACCCATTGCTGCCGAAACGTGTGATTTCATGCATCACTTACGACACAATGTAGAATGGGCCACTTGTCTTGATCTTGGTTGTGGTACTGGAGTATTTGGTGTTACACTAGCCGAACCAGGTAAAAATGTACTTTGTACAGATATCAGCGATGCGGCACTTGCCTTAACTTTACGCAACGCAGAACACAATAAAAAAACTGTGGATGTTCTAAAAAGCAACTGGTATGAATCACTAGAAGGCGGCGTTTGGGATCTTATTATAAGTAATCCACCACATGCGCATACACTTGACTATGAGCAGGCCGATGACGAACTCAAAGCATGGGTACCGTTAGAAAGTATCGACGGTGGACAAAACGGTCTTGCTGGCATAGTTGCTGTTATGGAAGAAGCCGCTGATCATCTTAGCCCAACCGGCCACCTAGCTCTCATGTGTGACAGAGAGTTTTTAGATGGACTAGACGAGCTAGCAGAATGGGCTGGACTACGAATGGTCAATCAACAAATATCAGAAAATATGGCCATGTCCATATTCTGCAAAGTTTAATCTTTGCTGTAGTACTTGTAGTTTACGCTGGTTAGATTTTCGCGATGTACACTAGCGCCATTCTTTAAGTGAAAGCGCCGAGCCATAGAAGTTTGAGGGCTTAGTGTGACAATAGCCTTGATATCCTTGTATTCTTCAAGTAACCATTCGGCAGCCGACTTTAGCAAGTTTGCGCCTGCTCCCGGTGCATAACTCCAAATAGTGTAGAATACTGCTACATCACGTGTTTTGCCCATACTGATTAAATCAGTTTCATCTTCAGGAATTTCGTTAAGCCATTGTAGGCAAGTGGCCGCTAGGATTTCTTCTCCTGCTTTAAGGATCAGTATTTCTGCCGCATCATTAATCCGCTGTTCCAAAGGGATATGCGGACGTACAGGGTCGTCTTTGATAACCTTGGCTAGTGGGTCGCTAATATCGCGAACATGATGCAGTTCCATAGGGGCTCCTTTTGTAGTATATTATAAACGTACTTATCTCTCAAAGTATTTTTTAGGGGTGTAACAGGTTTTATAAATATAGTATAGCATCTACGCTAACAAATGTCAAGGAAAAATATTGTTATGGCAACTATTAAACCAATGAGCGAACAGCTTAAGATGACCGAATGGAAACCTTATTATTACCAAAAGTCATCAACTCCTATTATACCAATGGGATTATCAACTTATCAAGATCAGCTTGATTTACTGGCACAACATGCCGTGGATAACAAGAATCCCTTAAATCTCTTTTTGCCCGGGCAAAACTTCAGAGATGCCGCTATGGAATACCTATTTCCTTTAGACGAATGGTATCGTTGGCCTATACCATTTTGCTTTAGCTGGCCGCAATATAGAGAGAATAGTGAAGGCGGGGTTACATTATGGCGCATAGCCAAAGATTTTTGGTCTGACATAGAAAAAGCTAAACCTGGACTACGTGTATTTGCCGCTGAACTATTTTTATTGCCTGCAGGTAAAAACACTGAACGTGTTGGCCATAATCCTGGAGGTCCTAGTACCTATACATGGTTTGTTGGCGGCGCTTGTAGATTACATATCCCGTTAATAACCAATAATGATGTTGTGTTTGACGTTGGCCCTGAATCTCAGCATTTAGAACAATATCGCGTGTATGAAGTTAATAATAGAATGGTCCATCAGATTAGAAACGAAGGAACTACTGACCATGTGTACTTAAACATTGATCTTGTTCCCCAGGAAAACACCGATGAACTTGAACAACGCTTACTATCACACCCTATAGTAAGAAAACTGCACGTAACTCAAAGTGCAGGATTCCCCGCAGTAACCACTGCATTCCTTTAAACTAAATCATCAGTTCCAATATTGCCCAGTAGTTGTCTTAGCTTGCTAGACTCTACTTGGGCGGTTACTTTTGGAACAGCCACACCCGCAGTTGGATTAATCTCGCCAGTTGTAGGATCTATTACCTTAACTTGGCTTCGTTGCTTAATGCTGTCAATCAAACTGTTTGTTGAACTCTTGCCTGGGCTAGAACTCCAACCGCCTTGATCGTCTGCAATGTCGCTAATACGTAAACTTTCAATGTTAAAGTCAAGATCAATCTTTTGTCCCACACCGCTTGAGCTACGTGTCTTCATCAACTGTATTTGATATCGTCCATGTTCACGCATAGCACGGCTAGTAAAAATACCAAATACGTTGTCTGCTGTTTGAATCTTACTCAGTCCGCCTGAAATGTGACTGTGATCAAACTCAACTTCTTCAACAGCACCACGATTTAACTGTGCGGCAGTTACTAGCACACAACTCTTTTCAACTGCTAGGTTACGCAGTTCTTCTGATACATATTTGTCTTTAATAAACAAATCTGCTGGACTGATCTTTTTACTAATAGGCATTAACAAGTCTAAGTAGTCAACTAGCAAAATATCTACTTTACGATCAGTTTTAATCTCATATTCTTTCAAGTAGCTTCTAACATCGTTTGCTGTCTTACCGCTGGGCATATACTTAACTTGATATGTACCAGATTTCTTACCAATCATCTTAACTTTCATTTCAACATCGTCAAGACTCTTAAAAATCTCTTTAGTTGGAATACCAGTCGTCATAGCATCCATACGCATACAAACAAGATCTTCGCTAAGTTCAAGTGTCAAGTATACTACATTTAAACCTTGTAGTGCCCAGTTAACACCTAGGTTTGCCAAGAACAAACTCTTACCTGCACCAGATCCTCCTGCAAAGATATTCAACTCTCCACGGTTCATACCACCAAATAACTTGTCATCGATAGCTTTCCAGCCGGTACTAATCTGGCCGTTTTTATCTTTAATACGCATTAGTCTAGAACGCGGATCATCAAAGTAATCTGTGCCAAGATCTTTTTGTAAACCTACTTGTACAGCTTTCTTAATCTTATCTTCTACTGGACCGTATTCGCCCTTTTCCAATAGGTCTGCACTTTCAAGAATAGCACGTTCAAGACCTTTATGCCTAATAAATGTTTCAAAATCAGTTAGTAACCAATCATAATGTTCTTCTCTAAGTTCTGTAGGTATTTTAAAATCTGATCCGCATGCCGCATTAACAATGTCAACTGTGGGCATAACATTATGCTCTTCTACATAGGCATTAAGAAACTCTGCGCTTTGTTGTAGTTTTCGATCAAATAAACTATGATCAAAAATACTTTGGCAACGAACAAATGTTGCCGCATCAGAAATCATCATTTCTAAATATAATTTTTGGATATCGTATCCGTAGTCTGTGTTTTGTTTCATCGTACTATTATATATTCTTTATACTTTTATCTCAATGTGTTTGACAGGATCCCAGCGATAATCCCATTCTCTTGTTTTAGTATGGTATAATACTGCACCTATACTACTACTGGAATCACCTGGATCAGGTAATGACCAAATATGATTCCACATTGGTTCAACTACATTTTTATTAGTTTGACTGTTCATAGCACAGCCACCCATATAGACCAAACAGTCAGCATTGGTTATTTTTTTAGCCAACTGCATAACTTTTTCAACTTCCATTTCAAAACGTTCTTGTACTGCTGCCGCAAGATTGCATTGGTCTTGCACCGTCCAGCCACCTATACCCCAGTTTTGAACACCACAATGAAAGTTATAGGCTAGCTCAACTGTGCCTGTACCAAAGTAGTTGCCTACTTCTCTCCTAAACTTAGTAGGGTCGCCTAGTTCAGCCATCCTTTGCAATAGATATTCATCTCTAATGGGAGTTAGTCCTAACATCTGTGTGAAAGCACTATAAAATAAACCTAAACTATGTGGATAACTCCTTGACCACACTTTCTTCATTTCCCCGTGCTTGCCTTCCCATATAGTAGCGCATTCAAACTCGCCAATAGCATCAAGTACAACAATAGCACAATGATTAAAAGGACTGGTATAATAACCGGCAGCGGCATGACTACCATGGTGCGGTGTGTAGTGCATCTTAACCCAGTTATATCTGTGGTCCTTGACCCATTTTTTAGGTAACACGTTCATGTTCATTGCTGTTTTATATTGACCAGCATATACTTGTCTTGCCTTCTTAACCCACGGTCTCTCATACCAAAATATATCAGTAGGTGACCCTATATCAAGTGCTCGACGAACAATATTACCAGGGACATTATCTTCAGTTGATACTGAAAACTGTTGTAGTTTACTGTAGTTAAACACAGCCAAACTTGAGCCGTGGTTAAGAGCGTTTATTCCCCAGGCTATCATTTGTAAATAAACGGATCTTGTTTTCGCAGTTCTTCTAACCGTTTTTTATGTGCTTTCTTTTGTTGCCATCTGTGCCACGGCTGTAATAAAAAATCAAGTAGTCTTTTCATATTCATCCTTAAACCAGGTTTTAGCCTTTAATCTTATTTTTAATGCATTGCTTTCTTTACTAGAAATAATTAGCCATAATGTAGCCAGTCGTCCAAGTTTTAAGACAGCATCATTAACATCTTTAACGCCCACAGGCCAATCAGGCATGCTGACTGACCATCCATATTCTATTGCTTGTTCTACTGTACGTGGGCCTTCGTGATCTCTGTCTGGAACTAACACTATTTCTTTGCCGAGCTGTTTTAACAACCAGTTTTGACTGTCCTTGATCTCAGCGCCAAGTAAGGCACATCCATCAATACTTATAGCATCAATCGGACCTTCACATACTATAACTACATCTCTATTGTTTTGTTGCCGATCAAGGTTAAACACATACCCTGGCTGTTGCTCACTAATATATTTAGGTTTAACATCATTTATGGCTCTAGCGGTATACCCTACACAGATATTGTCTTTGTAAAACGGTATAATAAGTCTATTACTAAATCCTGTTTTAGGTGTCCAATGGAATGGATATTCGTCTGGGTATAGGTTCCGATTGACCATATACTCGAGAACAGGCAATAGTTTTTCTGGAGGATTGTTTAGATAGTTTGATATGAGATCGCTGTCTAACGGTAACTCTCTTTGATCAAACTTTGGAATAATAGACTGAACTGTACTAGCAGTACTGTCAGTTAACTTAAGAGCTTCTAATCTAAGTTGACTAATAATATCATCACTGATATTAAGTTGGCGCATCAGCTTGTTCATTTTTTGACTGATAGTCCGACCAGGTTGCCAACTGGCTTTGAAACCACAGTTAAAACAATGATAGCTTACTGCATCGCCACCATTAATAATAAAGCCGCCACGCTGTCTTTTATCATCACAGCAAGGTGCGTTAAAACTTATCCAACCACTTGGAGTATGTTTTTTCTTAGCGGGTAAGTATGCTAGTAATGTATCTGCTATGAGGCTCATGCCTTATTATAACAGACTAAATGGCAAAGGTCAACCTTTAATTAACACTCTTCGCCTGGACCAATATCGGCTGTAATCTTAACTACCTTGCCGGCTAGGCCGTCTGGGTTAGTCGGGGATACACGGTGTTGATCGCTGTTTTCCCAGCTTACTCGAAAATACTGATAGTCGCCCACAGTTAATGGATGAAAATGTACTGTGGTAGTTGTTGCTTCTGTATAGGTAAACTCCATAATCTTTGGAGCATTTTTAAAAGACTCAACTGAAATAGTACCTGACTTTGCACCTTGAATATAAATGGTTCCAATAAAATCTTCGATAAATGCATGAACATTCATTTCTGTTGTTGGGACAGCTTCATAGAACGTAGTAGGTATAGCAGGACTACGACTAATAACTCTACCATTTAAATCAATCTCGCCTGTGGAAGTAGTGTATACTTGTGTGGGCTTAATAGTTGGCATGGCATTTCCGACTATTTCCATTTTGCCAACTACTCCAAATCTGCTGTCTGCATACAGTGGAATATTTGCAGTTTCTTTCATGGCTGTTACAGTATAATTTAAAAACTGGTGTCCTAAATCTGCAAGATCTGCACTAGGAATCGTAACAGTTGCTATACCTTTAACAGTAATACTTGGTTCAACGGTATACGGACTATTAGGCAATGCATTACCCTGTGCATCCATAACGGTTAACATGATATCAGTTATTGCCGGCGTGCCTGTTAAATCTAATCGTTTTTGATCAGCATTTTTAATATCAAACTCAATGACATTGTCCACGCCTTTATATATTTTTACATTTCTCTGATACACGTTAGTATACTCCACGTTGATGCCTGCCAAATCAGCTAATAGCTCGATTCTATTTGGATATAAATATGTTGAGATTTTTTGCATACCTGGCAGGACCTTTTATATATTTATGGCAAAACTAAGAGATAACATCGAAGAAAAACTACCCTTTATATCTGTCCTAAACTACGGAGATGATGAGTTTGTGGGCATCATTATTAATCAAGATCAGTTTGTAACTAGTTTTTATGATTTAAACTCGATAAAAACACAAGAAGAAAAAGCTATCTTTTTAGAAATAGGTGAAACTTGGTGGTGGGAATCAAACCGCCAATTTCCTATTAATATTTTCTGTAGAGATCAGATACAACCGTTTCATTATGCTATTAAAACTTTTAACAGCAAGGATGTTAAGGTAATACTGGGCCCGGTTGTTAACCTAATGAACTTAACTCTTAAACGAGTAAAAAGAAAGAGTGTTCAACTGGTTAGAAAAGTTAGGTAACTATACCTTCGCAAATAACATTCATTTGCACCACTATCGCACATGCATAGGCTATTGCATGTGATTTTTTAAAATAGTACTCATCATTCGTCGGCCTCTCCCATACCGATTCCATAATATCGTTCCATGTCTTCTCTTGTAGGTGCCGCTTTGCGGGACGGATCAATGCCAGGCACGCGGCCAGTTCTTCTATACTCTTCGGCTTCAGCTTCCGTAGCAAGTCTCCATACCCGTTTACGTGAAACAATAAATTCGTGAAATCGTCGTTCTCTAGAAGTTCCCATAGCGGTTCAGTCTCCATTAGCTTGACAAGATGTTCTTCATTTTTTACATCTTTGTATACATTGACATTTAAAAAGTCAATCTTAAAATAGCCTCTTTCTTCTGCTTCTTTATAATCAATAGTACTTATTCCAGTTACTGGATTGTAGGGTATAGAAGTACAATATACTCCAGAGTTGTGCTTTTTAAAAGTTCCGTTTTCTTTTATAGCCGCAGGCGTGTGCTTGATAAACTCAAGAGCTTTTGTTCTATCTAAAAAGTCAATATCAATATCTGGCATTAGTGTTTAATCTCTGATTCAAAAAGTAATAATGGAAAATGTTCTGTTAAATGTGTTGCATAGTTATCGGCTTCTTCAAGATTATCAAATCCTGATAGTTTAACATATACAGTCGCATCTTCCTCGCTTACAATAACTTCTAAATTTAATCGTGTTATGCCGTCTGACCCCGGCGAAGTATATGTCATATATTTGATTCCTTTACAACTTGTTTAACTAACTCAACATCTTTAATATTTTTCCTAAACCTTTGATTCCAAAATATAGGATCAATCTGAGGAGATATTGACATTAGTTGTTCATCATTTAGTTTACTTAATAGAGCTCTGCCATTGATAGAGTTTAACAAAATCCAAGGACTTATTTTGCCATCTCTTATATCATAGGTTGCTCTGTTCAAGTTGACATATAAAAAATAATGATTCCATTCAGCGGAGTTTTCTTTGCCCCATTTAATCATATGGTTAATACTGCGCTCAAGAGCAGTTTCTACATTCTCAGTCCTGATAAGATCTAACACATATTGGTCGTACAACTCGTCTCGGCACCAGTGATCAAGTTTAACGCCCGATACAACGACCCAGTTGATAAATCTGTCCGGGTAGAGAGGATTGACGTTACTAACAAAACTGCCAAACTTAACAAAGGCATTATAATAAGGGCTCTTAGCAAAATCTTCATAAGTCTTGTCCTGTTTGCTGTTTTGTGTTTTTCTATAAAATCTATTGTAGGTGTCATAGCCTAACATCACGTGCTTTTCTGTTTTAGCAAGTGCTCGTCTTTTTTGCTCGCATAAATGTACAGCTAAAGTTTTTTCTTTAGTGTAACCGTGCCCGCAATATTGACAAATATAAGGCTTTGTTGTGTTCAATGATAAAATCACTTTAGTTTTTTAGCAATGTCGGCTTCTTCAAAACCGTGGTCTCTTAAAATAACTTTTATTTCTTTTTCACTAAGCATTGTACTAAGCAGTTCAACTTCATCTTGTTTTTTATTAGGATATATGTCTAACAACACTTTTAAAAGTTTACTGTTGCCGGCTTTCTTTTTATGCCCAATCCATTCATGATACATGATTTTTTTTGATTCATGACTGCATAAACATAGTAACTGCCATAACAGTTTTGGGTGTTTACTTAATAGAAAAAAGTTTTTATTGTAGTATTCGTTTACTGCTAAAATAAAATGTTCCTGCATTTCTTTATTACTTGCCTTAACAGAACTCATATATCTATTAAGTAGATAAAAAGATACAGATTTTTTTTGATCGTCTGTAAACTCATCCCACACTTCTTTGGCTCCTAGATCAAGAGCGCCAAGAATATCTTTAAGTTCTAGTTTTTCACTCATCAGTTTCTACCGGTACTAGTCTAGCATCAAAAGCCATAACAATCCTAGAGCCGTTGCCTTTCCATGGATAAACACCGTGAGGCAAATAACTTGGAAACACTATAAATGTACCGGCTTGCGGAGAAAACTTCCAGTTGTCATTCATTACAAACTTAGTTATATCTCTAGTCTGTGGAAATCTAAAATTAATTTGAGCATCTGACGGGTTACTATTTGTTTCCAGTTCAGGTGCAACTACATAGATGTTTCCGCTGATATTTCCGCCTGGATGACTATGCATTTCTTGATAGTCGCCTTGTTGTTGCTTAATGGTCCAAATGCTGGTAACAACTGGCCTGCAATATTTTAAATCAGAAGTACTAGATTGTGTTGTAACTAAATCCATGTAACCTTGACATACAGATTCTAACCATGTAACTAACCAGTCAACACTTACTCCTAGATTATTAGGATATATTTGTACTTGTTGGCCTCCGCGGGCACTAACAAGAGGATTTCCTAAATCGTTAAGTTCAGTGTGTGTATGAAAATCATTTACTAGATTAAAAATCTTACTAAACTCAACCGGCGGGACTTGATCTGCCGCAATAATGATAGGTTGAAAATATGCTATTTTTAAAGTCATTCAATTTTGTCCTTACTGAGTTTATATATTATTATAACATTATCTACGGCCTTTTGTAAAGCAGGATTGGTTTTAGCCAGCTCAAGTATTTCTTGCCATTCTTGATTTTGCCGGTGCCTGAGGTTATTTAGTTGTAGATTTCGGTATGCATCGGATGCAACTGGATTGAGTCCAACAAGGTCTGACTCATTATAATCCCATCCAATAGGCTTTCTTGTTTCAATCGGTGCGCCCAACTCTCGAGCAAAAACAACATCGTTGTGTCGTTCGTATATGTAAGTAGCACCGGGCTTTAGTGTTCCCATATTATAAAATCTTATCTAGCTGAATGATTTCGCTTTGGCGACTTATTTCTTTAACAAAGTATGCACATGGTGGTTTTTCACTTTTGCTTAACGGAGTTGCTAGTAGTTGGCCTGATCGCATTTTTGGAAAATACCATTTAACGTCATTATAAAAGTTAACGATTTCAATCTTTTTAAACTCAATCCTAAAACTACTTAATGGGTTAAAAATCAATGCTTCAAAACCTCTATCATTTAGACTAGTTAATGGAAGTATTTCAATATCACTTGCGCTACTACTATCTCCTACTGCTATTGACCAATCGATGGGCATAGCTACTTCATCGTTACCTATACGCAATACCATTGCAGGCGCATTAAAACTTTCTAAAAATATTAATGGTTGAAAAAAGAAGTCAGGTTCTTTTGGGTCACTGTTATCTAGTACCGCAAATCTAGTATGTTCGTCTACCTCATCGGGTAGGTCGTTTAATGAAAAACTTAAATTGTCTAATGTTAATATCTGCATAATTCCTTATTTTTGCCAGTCCACTTTTTCTAATGTAAATGGATATTTGGCTTCCTTGTAAAATTTCTTTCGCTCTGTGAGGTGTCGTTTGGCATATTTGCATGTCGATGTGATATCCCAAATTTGTACGAAATCTTTGTCTTCTGCTTTTCTAATGCCTCGCCCAATACTCTGTATAACCCTTGTAAAGCTCTTTCCGGACTCCAAAAGAACCAGATTAAAAATACGAGGAATATTAATACCCACAGCGGCCACACCGTAAGTCGCCACAATAATCTTGTTAGTACTTGTTTTAACTTCATCATATTCTTCTTTCCGATCTTTTGTTTTGACTTCGCCCGATATAAAGACAGAGTCCTCTATTTCATTAACTAAAAATTTGCCTGAATCAATCCTATTAACTAGAACCAATGTGTTGCCTAAAGCTGAGATTTTCTTTACTAGTTTACTGACATATATCATGCGATCTTCGTCAGTAACTAGATACTTTAACTCTTCTGAATATGCTTTAAATTCTGGAAGATCAATTAGTTGTACTACGTTAACATGACAGTTAGATAGTACACCCATTTCTTGTAGTTCGTGTGCTTTAATGCCACCAACAACTTTGCCAATGCTGGCAAAAATACTTTCATATTCAAACTTTTCTTTGGGTACTGTGCCTGTTAATCCCCAACGAATAGGTGCGTTACACAAGTTTTGTGTTAGAAGATTTTTTAATACTTCGGCCTTGGCCATATGTACTTCGTCGACAATAACAGTCTTAACCCCGTCGAGAAATTCTGCTAATGACAGGATATCTTGTTCGTGATTTTTGCTTTTTTTATCTAATATGTTTAGACTTTGCCAAGTACAGATAGTGTGTGTTTTATTAAGATCTTTTCGGTCGCCGTAATACACTCCGACGTCAAGACCAACGTTAACAAAGTCTTCTTCTGTTTGTTCGACAAGTGATTTATTCGGGACAATAGTGATAGTTCTACCATATTTTTCTGCAAGTTGGCTTAATGTTGCTGTTGTAATAGTTTTTCCTGCACCTGTGGCAATCTCTTGTAGTGCTTGCGGATTTTCAAGGAATCTATTAATAGCTTCAACTTGATAGTCACGTAGCATAATAGGTTTGCCGGCATCAACGTGACCTTTAGGCCAAACTTTTCCTTGGTTGGCCCAGTACATATCAGTCACTGGTTCAAACTCAATTTTACTGGTAGTTCTTAGGTCTTCAAGTTCATCTACAATGATGCCCATTTTGCCTAATATGGTAAGAATAGTTTCTAACTGGCTCAAGTATCCTGTGCCGCCAATGCCAAACAAACTGACCATTCCGTCCCAACGTCCAAGTTTGTACGCAGGATGGTAACGTGCGTAAGGTATTTCATACTTAAAGTTATTTGCCAACTTTTTTCTGGCTTCTAACGGCAAACCTTCAAGTTTGATATTAACTTCGTCTCTAATAATAAGTTTTACTGAAGCCATACATTCCTTGATTCTGATAGAGATTTAGTTGGGGAGTATTCGATTATTAAATCGCACATGTTAGAATATATTCCACTCTTCGTAGACCGTAATTTATGACCTAACGATATTACAGTCATTGGGTACCAGTCAGATTTTATGAAAAATTTAGGAATTTTATTAGATGCAATACCGGCAACATTGCTATCAATGTCTAATGGATGATTATATTTTTTATCTGCAATAAACTTATTAAACTCAATACCTTCACTATTATCGAATCTAAAATAAATTCCTATTTTTTCGGAAATTTTGACATTTTCTAGGCTAGCGTGTAGATCTTCTAAATAGGCGATTGCTTGTTTAGGTGCAAAAGTGTCAAAGACAACTAGCAATGGAAATCTATTTAATTTTTTTACTTCTTCGATAACAGATGATAATGTGTGCTCATTACTGTCAATCCAAACATGAGGATTTTTTCGGAAAATTATGGAATTTTTCACTGATTTTTCATGGCCTTGTTTTTCAGGTAAAAAGTATTGATACCGAACACTTCTGTCAACTAACATGTCGGGCGAAGATGAAGATATATCCCCAATATTATTTTCTAAATGAGCCTTTAGGTTGCTGACTGGTATATTTTCAAGAACATATTTGTCTCGAATTTCCTCAAAATTCCAAGATTTTATGGTTTCGTAAAATGTCTTAACTGGCTCATGAATATCAAACTTGAAAGGCGCCATATTATCAATAACTTCAACAATATTTTTTTCAGTCAACGGCGTAATGTAAACTCTACCATTTGGCGAACTAATGCCTTCGGGGATATCTTTGCTTAAATTATTGAGTATTTTTCGTATAGAACTGTTAAATGCGAATTCAATGACTAGCAACGGTTCACCGGTGGTTGGATCTTTTGATGTAAATATTTTTTTTGTTTGATCTACTTTTCTAAATGGTTGTGACCATGTAGGAGTTTTTAAGTATGTTCGAATCTCTGTGTCAACACACAGTAATTTTTCGTAATTTTCAAACAATATTTTTATCAACAGGTTTGACTGATTTTCTGTAATAAATCTATTAGAAGAAATTGCAGTTGCTAGATTTTTTAAAATCTTAACGTCTCGACTGTGCATGGTTTTTGGAAGATTGTCAAAACCATACTTTTCAACTTTTTGTAAAAATGTATCTACGTTCATGTTTTTATTATATACTGTGTGATATAGTAAGTCAACCATTAAGAAAAAAATAGGCCTCAATATTATTTAAGGCCTATTAGCAAAGTTTTGAGTAAATCAGTTATAGTGTAGCATCTTCCATGCCAGCAACTCTAAGTTTTACAACATTAGTAATTTGCCATTGTTTTTGATCCAACGCCTTAGTAATACCCAACCACTTGTTCCTAAGCAATGCAAACTCATTGATGATTTTTTCAAAATCTACCACATCTGCTTCGCCGTCTACATATCGATCTACATCTCGACTAGTTAGTGCTCTTTGATAGTTTTCTAAGTACTTACGAAAATGCTGACTTTTTAGTCTGCGAAGTTCAATGTTGAGGTATTCTAATATTGCTTCAATTTCTTGAAGTTGATTAAATCGATGTTCAACAACACCGGGCATACTGGCCGCGGCTTTTTCAAGATTTCCAGTAAGTTTAATTTCTTGTTTAGCAGCCAATAGTTCTGCTTCATAAAAATTAATAGCTGACGGGATATTAGAAATATCTTTAGCAATGTCAGAATACCAACCCATTAAAACTCCAGTTCGTCGTAACCTTCATCATCTTCATCAGCCTCATCTTCTAAATAATAGTTAATGGCTGAATCAAGATGATCGTCATTACCAATAGCACCGTTTAGTGCTTGATCTGTGACTCCGTGATCAGCAAGCAAATCGACATATCGTTCTGCTACTGTTTCAAGTTGTTTTTTATCAATATATTCGCTAAACAAAATCCAGATGTCTGCGATTTGAGTCTCATTCAACATTTTCTTCGTTCTCCTCGGGAATGGTAGTTGTTAAAGGTTTGATGTGATAATTTTTCATTATCATATCTAATTTATCATCTTTCCATTCTTTTCGGTAGAATAAGAACTCTTCTCCAGTAGTTGGGTCAACATACTTTAACCTGTTGCCTTGTTGTACAAGAATACCTTGTTTCTCCAACATATCAACCATACCACTATAAGGATTCATACCTGTTTCATATGGAATCTTAATCTGTACAGTTTCAAAAGGTTTAGCATAACGAGTCTTCATAATCTTACAAGCGGCACGAATACCGTTGACTTCTGAAGTCTTGTTACCATCTTCATCTTCTTTTAACTTCAACTTTTTCATAGCAACTACAATAGAACTTGCGTATACAAATCCCTGGCCGCCACTGATCTTGTCATCTGGATCAAACATGTCCTGGCTTGCGTATGTATGATTTGTACAAACCATACCTACATTATAACTACCAAACATATTTACACAGTTACGAACAAGTGCTGTTAATGCCTTAGGTTTACGGCCCATGTCGCCCTTTAGATCTCCCGCCTCAAACTGGTTGATATCGGTAGGGGTAAGCAACATACCCAATGAGTCTATGACAAATAAGACCTTAGGACGTTCTGTCATTGTTTTATATTCTGACATAAACTCGTGAATGGTTTTAGCCACATCATCGATCATAGCCATATTAAGTTTAAGCAGTTTATCTTCACTAGTGTCTACACCTAGATCTTCAAGCCACTTTTGATCAAGTGCGTTTTCTGTATCAACTAGAATAACATAAATGCCTTGAGCTTGTGCGTTACGCACTAGATTGCCTGAACAGATAAATGACTTACCTGCGCCAGATTCTCCGGCAAACACGGTAACTTTACCAAGCGGTACTCCTTTGTGGAAATCGCCTGAGATTAGATAGTTTAGCGTATAGTTACCAGTGCTAACCCAATCTGTAGGATCATTAAATCCTACACCTAGACCGTCAATGCTTTTGGTCAAGGTTTTTCTAAATTTCGATAAATCGAAGGCTTTTGTAGCCATAAGTTATTTCTCCTAATGATGATTTAAGGGGACCGAAGTCCCCTTAATGCTTTTACTTCTGACGATTGCGAATCATTGCAAGAATGTCTTGGGCACGGCTATCGCCGCTTCCAGTTGATTCTGCTTTTGCTTCAACGCTAGGAGCCGGTGCTGCCTTAGCTACTGGAGCGGGTTCATCGTCGTAGACATCGCTTGCTACTGGAGCACTTGCTTTAGGAGTAGATGTCTTTTGTGGATCACCTGTGTTCTGGCTCATGCCAGCTGGTTTAAAGTATTGACCCCAACGATCCATATCATATGCTTCGCCGTCAACTGACGCTTCAAACATTTCTTTCATCACTTTGACTTCAACATCAGTAGGCTTCTTAGGCAAGTAGTCTGTTAGGTTAAACAAACCGTGTGCTTTAAGTGCCGCTTGTTCTGTGTCGCTCAATGGACGTTCACGACGGCTCCACTTTGATGTAGAGTAGTCAGCGTAACCACCCTTACTACCTTTTGTCAAACGGAAGTCAAGTCCGTGTACAAAATCAGTTGGCAAGTCTTCCAACTCTGGATCAACTAATGCTGAACGGATAAGTTGGAAAATCTGTGGACCGATAATAAATCTACGGATTGGATTTTCTGGAGTTTGTTCTTCTTTAAGTCCGTCTTCTACTACAAAGCCTTGGAAAATATAACTACGTTTCTTCCAATATTTACGACCCATGTCTTCAAGAGCAGGATCTTTAAACCATGCACGTACTTCATTAAGAATTGGACATGCTTCGCCATACATTTCCATACAGGGTACTTGTACGATTGCTGGTTTGCTTTCTGTTTGACCTTTGATTCCAGCGAATGGAAGTTTGATCATTGCACGTTCAACCCAGAAAAATGTGTTATCTGTGTTGCCGTCGGGTAAGAATCGAACTAGTGATTCTTGGCCTTCTTTTAAGTTCCAGAACGGATAAATGCTATTGTCACCGCCTGTTTTATTTTCACCACTTGCGCGGCCTTCTGATTCTTTGAGCTTCGCTCTAATTTCTGCTAAAGTTGCCATAATATTCTCCTTAATATGCCTTTGCTTATTTTATGTGCCTATATTTGTTTTACCACCTTTGATAAAACAAAAAGTGCATACATGTTATTGTACGCACTTTTATTTATGTTTGCAAGAGAAATCTTGCTTAAATGTGGTTTATTTTACTCGTTTTATCTGAGTCCGGCAATCCTTAACATTGCCAATAATTCTGCATTTTCGTTAGTAAATGCTCGTTTATTCAATTCAGCTTGGTTAGGATTAGTTTGAACACCGAACGCCTTTGCTGTGGTATCGGCTTGCGCCTTTTCTTCTGGAGATGCATCAGGTGCGCCATTAGGCTCGGTATCATTATAACCTTGTCTTGCCATTTTTTTAGCATATTCATAACGAGCATTCATTTGAGGAGTCATTGACGAATCATAATTTCGATAAGTTGAACTAACCCCGTATCCACCACGTGCTTTCTGTTGGCCTTCCCATCGTATTTGATTTTGCAACTCTGTCTTGTCAGGATCCGGAATAAAACTTGGATCTGTTTTATATGATACAAACACTCTATCGTTAGAATCTTCCCAACCTTTTGTCCCAGCAGATTTTGCCGCAGTGCCCGATGCCGCAGGCGATACTGAAGCAGACTTGTTAGAAGTTGAAGGAGCAGTACCGGCTAAAGCATCGCTGACTGCTTTAGCTGTATACTGTCCCCAAATGCCGTCATCTTTGGTTGGGCCTAAATCGTAGCCTTTGGCCATAAGACTTTGTTGTATTTTTTTAAGATTTGCGTCGAATGCCATATTAAATCCTTGCTAACTGAATAATACGTACTAGAGCTTGACCCTCGGTGTAACCAACGGTTTCGGCCATATTACTTACACTAGGAGTGCCGGCGCTCATTGTGCCTGCTGGTGCTTCGGACGACGAAGGTACAGGCGCCGGTGTTGGCGTCGGTGCTGTTGAAGGTGCCGCCGCAGGTGCCGCATTTTTAACAATGTTCCAAAGATTATCGCCTTGTTTAACATCATATGTTGAACCATCTGGCATCTTAAGTTTTTGACCAACTGCAATTTTATTTGGATCTTTAATATTATTAAACTTAGCAAGATCTTGTACGCCTTTGGATATTTCTTGATTAGTTTTTGGTTTATTAACTTGTCCGGATTGTGCAGGTGTTGCCGCAGGTGTTGCCGCAGGTGTTGCCGCTACTGCTGGCTCAGCGGGCGGTAATGGTGTTGCCTGTACCGGTGTAGGTTCTGCTACGGGAGTTGCAACAGCTACAGGTTCTTCTGGTTTAGGTGCTTCTGGCGCAGTTGCAACAGGAGCAGTTGGCTTAGTATCTGCTTGCGGGCCTCCGGGCTGTCCCGGTGGCGGAGTTGATCCTGATCCAACTTGTTGACCGCTACTTGATCTTATTGGGTTACCACTGCTATCAGTCCAACCACCCTGTACTGTTTTTGGTGCATTAGCAGTAAATGATGCGCCGCTTGGTGTAGTATACTGCTGTGTTGGCGGAACCGAACCGTCTGGGTTTAATGTTACTTTTTCTGTAACGATTGTGATATAGTCTCTTATTGATCTCATTTTTTAATCCCTGCAACTTTTAACATTTGTGCTAGTTCATTATTTGGACCAGCTGGAATTTTATCCTGTATTCCTTTCATCATACTGCCAACATGTGTTTGTATTTGAGGGCCTAAGTTATCGATATCTAACTCATCACCTTCGTCACCATCAACGGTTGGTAGCCTAGGCATTTGTATGCCAGCATTTTTCATCATTTGCTTAAAAGCACTCATTTGACTAGCTTGTTTAGCATCTTTGGCCACTGGCGCTGGATTAGGTGCGTCAATGGTATCAGTAGCGGATGTTACCCCGTCTGTATCAGTAGCCAATGTTGATCCATCGTCAAATGTAGTTAGGTCAGATCCATCGTCAAATGTTTCTTCATCTACAGTATGCCCTACTCCTGCTAAACGTAAGATATCATGGTGCTGTTTAGTACTAGCGGGCGGATCAATCTTATCAATAAATGCAAACATAGATTTTAAGTCGCTTGGATTTGCACCAGGGAACTCTTTTTCTAGTTTGATTTTCATGCGTTCGCCACCAATAGTGAAGTTTCTTTCTTCTCTATTAAAGAATCCGCTCATAAACTTTTTCATATCGTCTAGGTCGCTGGCTTCTTGTGTATCAAAACCGCACTCCATTGGAGTCATGCCACATTCTTCAATGGCATCATGTAATGTCATTTCTTTTCCGTTTACATTAAATCTTGTATCTAATGTTGCGCCTGCATCACGGGCTTTGGCAATAGCAGCCTGCATACCTCTGTTGCGTAATGCTTGTACACGGTCTCTAGGATTTTTTGCTGGCTTTTTAAAATGTGGTTTTTCTTCAGCATCGTCAACATCCCATGGTGGGCTATCGTGGTCATGCCCTTCTGCCACAGGCGCTTGCTGAGGTGCCGGAGCTGCCGCAGTTGGTGCTGGGGGTGTAGGTTCTGCAGGGGCTGCTGGTGCAGCCGCAGTTGTTTGATCAGCAGATATTTCACCGCTGTCGGCGCCGCCGTTAAAGTCAATCATTTGTACAGTACGTGCCAGTTCTGGATCGTCTGAATGTTCTTTGGCCAGTTTAGTTAACTCTAATCGTACAGATTCTCTTGCATCAAGGCTTGGATCGGAATCTTTAAACTGATCTAAAAAGTTTGGATACTTTTGTGTGCTTGGGATCAACTTGCTTAATGTTGATATGAGATTAAGACCGCCTTTAACTTCAGACTTAAAAATTTTATTAAGTTCGTCAACAGCTGAGTCTCTTACATCCGGGTTAGAATCAAAAATACCGTCGCCGTGTTCATTACTAGCATCTTGCTCAATAATGCCGCTCATAAACTCTTCAAGTTCTAGCTCTTCTGGCAATGTTGCGTCACTATATGTTTCGTATTGGGTGTCTTCTGTTTCCGACAATAGATCATCTGGGTTTAAATCAACTACTGGTAACTCTGACTCGTCTACCATTCTATAGATATAAGGGAATACGCTTTTTAGTTCTTCGTTGAATGTACGAATAGTTAAACGATCAACCCAGTCATTTAATAAATCTTCAGGTATAACTTGATCTTCTTTAGATTCAAATGATTCTGCAAACTGTTTGTAGTAATCTGATTTTTGTAAGTTATTGATTTCTTTCTTAATAGAATCAATTCGTTCCATTACCTTACTAGTAATAGGACCCATATTTTCTGACAGTTGTTCCTGACGGCCTACATAGTTTTTAAATTTACGTAACTGTGCAAGTTCTTCGCTTAGACTAGTGATATGTTTACCAATGCTGTCATAAGGTGTGCCGCCTGCTTTGATATGTTCAGCTAATGCACGAGCACCATTAATATGACGTGCTGGGTAACGGAAACGTTCGCCGGCAGCATTTTCAATATAGATACTTTCAATGTGCATTGTTCTACCTGCTGCCAAGGCAGTATTAACAGGTTGACTATGCTTAATAATAAGCTGTGCTTCGCCTAAGTCTTGATAACTAATTTTAGCTGAGCCATATAGTTTACTTTCCATTATAGGGTCCATCGGTGGTTCTTCCTTACGTGTCGATTGAAAATGATAATCTCTTTTATCTAGTTCTGTTTTACCAGTTATAAAAGCATCAAACTTTAATAATTTTCTTTTAGCAAATATTCTACAAGAACGCACAAACTTATCTAAGCTCGGGTGATTGCGGCCGTCTGCTTCAGGAGTCATGCTTATTTGTAGCACAACACCTTTCTTTTGATTTAACGATATTGTGATTGAAGCAATATCTTCGCCATTTCGAACAAACTTAAATTCAAAAAAGCGGGCTGTTGGAATGTCTTCTTCTTTACTTAAGACATCCCCGTGTTCATTTGCAAACTCGATATTAGGGAAACGAGTTTCTATTTTTCCGTAGAGTTCTGCGGCAATTTTATCTAAATTAGCGTCCATGTTATATTTATCAGAGATTAGTTGAAACGAATATTGGCATCGGAGCATCCCATTCGTCGTCAAGGCTATTTTCAATGCTTAATGTGTCAAAAACCCTAGGATCCCATTCGGCTAGCATAACACTCATGCGTACTACTAGCAATAAAGACGATACTAGGTCGTCGTGCTGACCAACTTTAGCTTTAAATGTAATGCCCGCGGCAATAAAGGATTTTAGTTCACTTATCAGTGCCCTGCTGTTTATCTCCATCTTATTTTCTTCAATAAGATACTTTAGTCTAGCGCATGCTGATATTTTATTACTGTATGTTGTATTAAATCCTTTACGAAACTTGCGTACATGCCCTTTTCGTATAGGTTCGCTGATAAACATTCCCGGAAATGTATCTTCCCCTAGATCTTTAATAACAACCAATGCCGCTTCACCTACAGTGTTATTTTCAGTTGACCAATAGATATTATTGTTGTTTTCTGGGCCTATTTCATCTAAAATATATTTTAACACATCGCGAAATATCTTAACTTGTCCCTGTACTGGTGTTATGTTATGATGCCATTCGCCCACTTGTTTAAAACTAGGTAACTCAAAAATCTGTATAGCGGCAAAATCTCCACCAGTTCCTAGACTAGGATCTAAAGCTGCCAAATATAAGTTGCCCGGTTCAGGTTTTTTAAACCAGCGGACTTGTCCTGTTCTAGTAATGGGTTCTCTGCCAACCATCTCACTTAACTTGATACTGTTAACTAGTGTTTCGTCATAGACCAAGAATTCGCAACCGTATTCACGGCGGAAACGTTCTTCGCCAATACGACCCATCTCAGTCGATTTCCACTTTTCGTCTCGGTCTGGGTGCTCGTGCCACTCTGCACGGAAACCGTGGAATCCATTCATGCCTAATCCGTCAAGCTGTTCATTACCAAACTCGTCAAATGTATGTTGACTTTCTTTCCAGATGATAGCAAACTCATCTTCGTCACTATTAGGAGTACTAGTAATAATCGCACGTCCACCAGTGGCTAGTGTTGGCGAAATTGAGGTCCAAAATTCAGTGGCGATATTAGGCTGTACAAATGCAAACTCATCACAATAAAGTAATGATATTGACATACCACGACCAGTGTTGCCAGTTGTAGTAGCCGATACAATTCTTGATCCATTATCAAACTCGATGCTCCCTTTATTATAGTTTACTACTCCACAGCGTATATGATCCGGGCATAGTTCATATCCATAACGGATACGTTGCATAATTTCCTGTGAGCCTGTGTATTTGTGTGCGGCAACTAGAATAGTTTGGTCTGGATGGAACATGGCATACCATAATAGGTATGCTGACGCACAAGTTGTCTTACCGCTTTGACGCGGTAGCATATTAATATTAAAACGGAAATCGTGATAACTTTGTAATAATCTCTCTTGATACTCAAACGGTTTAAATAACAGTTTGCCCTGCACCGGGTGTTGTATGTAAAAGAAGTTTTTAGCAAAATATAAGTATCCGTTTTCGGGGTCAGCACACAGCAACAGATCTCGAACCTGTTGTTCTGTGAACTTTTCTTTGGTGTGTGCCTTTTTGGTTAAGACACCATCTAAACTTTTTGCCATAAACTTATTTACATAAAAAAAGGGGCCGTTAAGCCCCTTTTGAGTGTTATTGACAAGAGTTAATCTTGTAAACGACCTTGTCCTTCTTTGATTGACTGGTAGTGGCTAGCTAGACGTGCTACTAGCGATTCTTTAACTGCATAGGGATTTCCGCCGCCGTTAACTTTTTCTACTTCATTACCGCCTTTACTGGCTAAATCATCGCCTGTTGGGGTAACTGCATCAATACCGGCTATGTGTTGTTCTGGAGATGTTGTAGCACTGCCAAACCCGCCGTCGTTCATTTCTTCTTCCATGTCGCCAATAATAATTTCTTGGCCGTCTGGTTCACCACCAAATAGTGTATCTGCATCGTGATGATGTTGTGCAGGTGCTGTACTACCTTGCTCAATGTTTCTTAGAATGCCCATGAGTTCTTTGATGCCGCCTGCACCGCTAGCGTTCATGTTAACACTCATGCTAACTGAATCAGATTGCTTTGGTGACGACATCATGCCAGGCATTGGCATCATACCACACTCCTCTACCGGAGTGTCAACACCTTCGCTAATGGCGTGTATTTTTTTATATAAGTCTTGAAAGTTCATGTTATTTTCCTTTTCTTGGATCTGG